GGGGTTTTGGAACGGGTCTGCGGTTGTCCAGACGTAATCGGCAAACGTGCCATCTTCGTTTTGCTGTTGCTTTTCGCCGCGCTTTAGGTAGCCACAATGTTCCAGCTCCAACACGGCCGACTTGATCGTATCTATTCCGGTTCCGTTGGCTTTAGCAAGTGACCTAATGCTCATGTTCCAACCAGGCGAGTGGCTCATTAGTTGCGCCAATAGGCCGATTGACTTAAGGCTTAGCCTGGAATCGCGAACCCAATCGTTTGGAATTTGCGTAAAGTGATCGTCGAAGGCGTGGTGGCCTCTTATGAGTGGCATTTGCTACTGCGCTTCCTCGGCAGTAGACTTATCTACGCCGATAGTCTGGTTATCGGTCTGCGGGTCAAGGGTGGATAGCTCTTGGCCCGCTTCTAATTCTATCACGCCTCTAACTTCTCGAATTGTGCGTGCGCTTCGGTGGCCAGGCTATCGCGATCACCTGCCGCGTATCTGCCGGCGTGAAAGTAAATTTTCTTTAGCCGCTCTGGAACCTTCTTTACTTCCTTTACGACCACCTTTTCAAGTGGCTTAGGAATTGGGTTCCGGTAGCTTATGTCGTTACGTTCGGCTTCTAGCCGCTGCCAAAATTCCTCAAATGAGGTAGCTCGGTGGTTCGCTCTCATGTTTATTCCCCTTCTCGTCTAGATGAAACCACTTTTTCTGGAAGTTGTCAAATACCGGTGCCGAAGGTGACGCAAACTTTGAAAGTTTGTGCCCCAAGTCACGCGCCTGGTTAGCCACGTTAGCGTCGGATTCCATGTCGCCGTTATAGCGCGAGCAGACCAAGATAACGTTCTGTAACGTGTCTAGGACTTTGCTAGACCCCATACCGCGGTTCGCTCGGTGGTGCGGAACTAAGGTCGATTCACTTCCACAATGCCAGCAGTAGTGATCACGTTCACGGAGTTTCTTTAGGTCGCTATTCTTCATAATCTAGTTTCGGTTTGCATTAGCTTCGCCTGGGTCGCTAGAGCCATAAGCGCGGTTTCTATGCTTTTAACTTTCACCTTGATTCGGTTTAGCTCCGCACGTCTAAGGTCACGTTCTAAGCGCACCTGCGCCGATTTGAGCCGTGCAATTGCCGTCCGGTCGGCGACGCTACCTTCGGCCGAAATAAACGCCTTAGATTCGGTTGTGTCTAATTCATAGTCGGCTTCGGCTAATGCCTTCTCCGCTTCGAATAGCGCGCTGGAACCCTTAGAGTTCTCCGCTATCAGTTCCGCGATCTGGCGTTGGATTTCCAATAACATTTGCGAGCTTTATTAGGTAGTAGACGAGTTCACGGTTATAGAAGGCTGCGCGTTCAACGTTTTTGGCCCTTGCCGCTTCCAGGAACGCTTCCTCTAGTTCCTGTATCTTCGCTCGAAGTATTGAGTGCGTTTGCATAATCCTTTAGCTGCTCCAATACCTCTGCCGGTGCGCCCTGCGCCTTCGCTCTAGTGTATAGGTTGCGTAGGTCGTTTACGTTTAGGATTCCCTGCGCTTCGCCAATCCAATCGACCGGTGGCTTAGGCGTTACTTCCGTGTTCGCCTTCATCATTTCTTGACTTGAAGGGCCATCGCCAATTCCCGCTATTCGCAAGCACCTACCAATCGCCGAGGTTTCTCCGTTTTCGAGCGCCGCAGTTTGGTTGGCCCCTGCTCCACCATCTACCTCGAAGGCGTGTCCGGTTGCCTTTGCAAGCCCCAAGCTCTGATCGGCAGCGTTTAGGTATAGCGAAGCCTTTACCACCCAAGTCGATACCGAGCGGTCGGCCACGGTGGTTAGGTTCTCGGTAATAATGCGAGCGTCTGGATAGTCGCGGTGCAGAATGTTTAGACGTGCTTGGACGTCCTGGTATTTGTTTACGTCGTATCTAGCCATTTGTTTCCCCTACTTCTTCTTCGTATTCGAATGTCCAACCGTCGCTAACCCAAAAGCTAGCGTCGATTCCCTTTATGTAAAAATACTTTAGGTCGCCGTTATCGTTCTGCACGATACCCGTAACGCGTCCGGTAACGATTGAAGTATCGCCGCCTACTTCGCGAAAGCAAGTGACCTCATCACCTAGCAATAACATCATTTGTTCTTCCTAATCACTAGAAACGGAGTCCCACCGTTGCGGGCTTGCCTGGAAGCGACCCTTATCTTTTCATCGCCGAACTGAACGTAGGCGTGTTGTGCGTTTCCCATAATAGCCAGCACCTCTGACTTTATCTTTTTGAACTCGGCTTCGGCGCGCTCAAACTTTTCCTGCGCAATAGCCAAGCCATGTAGCCCGTCGATTTCTACTTCCGTTCCGTCGATTAGCGGGTGCAATTCCCTAACGGCGGTGTAGGTGCTTTCCGATCCGTCAAAGTCTGGGGCCATGCCTTCCTGCACCATCTTCCAGAACTCGGTCGCCTTTTGCTCTATTACCTTCGCCTCGAAATCGTCGTGTTCAATCCAGGTTTCGACCCAATCCATCGCCACCAAGCCGACAATAACGCCGCGCTTGATACCCAGAACATTCATGTAATGACGCACTTGGGCTTCGTAGTGTGGCGGGGTTTCATTCCAATAGTTGCGCGAAGTCTTTACCTCGACTACGACCCACTCCCCGTCAATCTTTGCCAGCGCGTCTGGGTTGGCGTGTAGGAACGGAAGCGTGGGGTGCTGGTATGTTCCGGTGCGGTAGATTTCCCAATCTGGGTGCGCTTGCGGAAGTAGGGTGTCGAGAATCACCGGCTCTAGGACGTTACCTAGTTTGATGGCAAACGAGTCCAAGACCTTTGGCGGTAGCTGGCCCGTCTTCAAGGCCCACAAGTAATAAGGTGACTCCCACGGGTTCAATCCGAGAATCGTTCCCACTTCCGAGCCGCCAATACCCTCTGCGCGGGCTTCGTGCCACTCGCTAGTCCCCGATTCGAAGACCCCTAGTAGTTTTGCCCCATTGAAGTCTTCCGGTGCGTGTAAAGCCATAATTCCTCTTTCGTCTAGTAGCCTAAACCTACAATGACCCACCGACAAATTACGGACACGAAACACTTCAAGCTGTTGAAGTCGATTCACGCTGCCGGTGGCGTTCCGTGCGAGCCGTATCCCGAACTATTCTTCCCCGAAGACATAACAGACCCAGAACTGCGATCGGCTTATACGAAGGTTGCGAAGGCGTTGTGCCAGACCTGCCCGATTATTGAACAATGTTTCACCTACGCGCTGACAACAAACCAGCGTTACGGAATCTGGGGCGGAACGACACCAGGCGACAGAATTTGACGTTTCAATAAACGACCGTTATCGTTTGCTTTATGAAAGCGGAACGAGCATTTACATTATTAGCCAAAGCGATTCGTGAGAAGGGAACGCCGATCTGCCAAGAAGTAGACGGCGAGCTTTGGTTTCCGGAAATAGGTGGCGAGTCCTACGAACTACGCATGGCCAAGAAGCTTTGCTCTACTTGTCCCGTCCAACGTGAGTGCGCTGTTTATGCGCTTGCGGCAGACGAAGCGTATGGCATTTGGGGCGGGCTAACCCCACACCAGCGAAACGAAATTCGTAAGGGTAAGACCACGCTAGAGAAGGCGTTGGGCCAGAACGCGGTTAGGGTCGAGCGGTTCAAGCTAGGTGCAATAAGATAACCCCGCCATTTCTGACGGGGCTATCGGCCGTGTAAACGGTGTGTTGGCCTATTTGTGACGCACCCTAGACCTAAAGCGTTTGGCTATCTTAAGTTCACCAAAGCGAAGTGTGACCTAAACCGAAGTTTTATCAGGGACTTGCCCGCCGTCCTAGTTTTATTCTACGTCGTCTTTTGCGTTTGCGTCGTATAGATCGTCGTCGCCGTCAAAGTCCACGTCGTCAAAATCGAAGTTCCCGTCCTGGGTAACCTTTAGTGCGTCCTCTACGGCTTCGCTATCAGATTTCGCCACGGCTGCGCGAAATGCGTTTTGCAGGTCGCTAACCTCTAAGGTTCCCTTCCATGCGATTGCGACACCGATGGTCGTAAAGACAACGGCGAAGGCAGAACCAACACCGATAAGGGTTCCCATAAGTGCGTCGCCTAGAGCCGCACCTACCGCAGTTCCGCCGAAGGCTGTGGCAAGGGTTAGACCGATAGAGCGGACTAGAAATTGCTTGATTGTTTCTTTCAACGGTTTGCCTTTATGTATTCAATCGGGCAGGATTTTACGGACGTTGGGCCGAAAACTCCCTTGATTTCTTTGCTAAGGGTTAGGTGTAGGTGCGCTCCCGAAGACGCAGAACCGCTAGGGGTCTTCTTGCCACCGCCGACCTTGCCGATAATGTCGCCTTCTTTTACCTTCGTGCCGACTGCCAAGCCTGGTTCGGCTAGGTGGCAGAAACCGAAGTAAGCGATTTTCTTATCCGCACCCATTACACGCAGAACCGAAACGTTGCCTAGCACGTCGCTCCATTGTTGTAGAACGATAGTCCCGTTAGCCACCGAAGGAATCGGGGTGTTGTCAGGGCGGCCAAAGTCTACGCCGGAGTGCGGTTGCATACCACGGGACTTGCGGAACTCGGATAGAGTGCCGAAGCGGTCGGTGATGTATTTTGGGTCGAACGGGAAGCGCATAGGTCTATTCTACTTCGCGGTCGTAACGCAGCGGGAAGGTCAGAACCCAGACCAGAAGCGTTCCCAGGATTAGCCAGCCCGTTAGGGTTCTTGCGCTTCCGGTAAGAACTACGTAACCAATTACCAGCGCGACAAGCGTCCAAGCCTGATCGAGCAGGTCTTTCAATAGTGCCTTTACGAACTTCACTTTATCTTCCTTATTCCTGCCGCCACCTGGCTAGCGATAACCGTCGATACGACAACATCTTGCGCTTCTTCGCGCTGTTCTGGGGTCATGTCCAAACCTGCCGTAGCAAACGCTTCTACTAATTCTCCCACGGCTTCGACGGCGGCTCCGATGGCTTGGGTAACGGTTGCTTCGATTGCGCTTGATACCGACTCGCTGAAAGTTTCTTCTGGGATTTGAGCAGCTTCCGTGGAAGTTGTAGTCGGTTCTTCATTTATACCTTCGCTAGACTGAACGGGTGTTGGCTCGATTACTTGCGGGGTTTGTGTTTCTGTCACTATGGGCGGGGGCGTTGGTTGCGCTATTGGTGATTCTGATTCTGTCGCTGTTTCGCCTGGGGTTGTGGGCGATTGCGTTGGTTCTGGTTCTGGCGATTGCGTCTGGGAACTTTCCGTTGGCGTTGGTGATGGTGCTGCTTCTGGGGTCGGTTCTGGCTGGACGGGTTCGGGCGTAGGTGAAGGTGCTGGCGAAGGTGGCTCTGGGCTTGGTAGCGGCTCTGGCGTTGGCGTTACTACCGTTGATTCTGACGCTGGGGATTCTGTCGTTTGTGTTTGAGTTTCTACCGGCGGTGATGTAGTTGCGTCGCTTGATTGCGTTTCTGGGGATAGCGTTGTGGGTTCTATTGGTTGAGCTATGGGAGTCGCGGCGATCGTCATAATCGGGCCGTAGAATCCCGCCCAGAATCCGTGGTCGATACCCTCTAGCGTTAGCGTCTGGCTTCCGGTAATTGTAAAGACGTAATCCCTGGCCCCGTGCTTCTCGGTTACTTCGATTACCTGGTCGCCAAGCGTGATTCGGTAGGTGTCGATTACTTCGCCGTTATAGCCGATTTTGTTTGTTATGTCGTTCACAACGGTAACGGTTACGAGCGAGTCCGTGAAGGTGCGAGTAACGCTTCCCCATTGGTAGCTAAATTGGATTGTGTCGCCGTCTTGCCTAACGTCGGCGTTTGCGGGAGTTGAGAATAACCAGCCGAAAGCCAGGACTAAGGCGATTAGGCCCCTACGCATTAGAAGCTTTGGATTAGGAATGTAACGGCTGCGCCGAAGACACCGGACGCGCCAGCGGCTATCCAAATACGGCGTTCAATTTCGCGAATACGCTTCTCATGATCGAGAATGTTTCTCTCTACCCATTCGACGTGCGTAGGCAACTTTTCGTTTAGTCGCTCTACTTGCTTGATTAGCTCAATAGCCCAGGTAGGGATTTGTTCGTCATTCATTAGATACGCTCCGGAAGTCGCGTAGGTTTGCTACTAGTTTACTAGAGCAGTTGCTTCAGCCTCGGTGAGTCCAAGTGCCAGAAGCTTCGCAATACCAGAAGCCTTTGCCTCTGCCTTTGCGGTTTCCTCGGCTTCACGAGCCGCCTGGTCTGCTAGTGCTTGAGCTGCCATTGCTTCCCGTTCGGCAATTTCCTCGGCGGTTAGCGGGATAATCTCTCGCTCGCCTGTTTCGCAGTTGATCACTAGCTTGGTAGGGATTTCTTGAGTCATTTCTTTTCTTTCTGTTAGCTACGATACCGTGACAATTCCGTCAGTTCCAGATTTTATGCCGTAGAGGGTCGCTGATGAATACTGAACTAGGTTTGAGCCGTTGAGCTGGTAAAGGTCAATCTGAGTGATTGCGTCTGTCACATTCCAAAGACCTGCGGTGATTGCTTGAATAGCACTTGTAGCGTTGTTTTCGCTTACTGCGTCACTTGAATAGGTCTTAGCAGTAGAACCCGTATAGTTTGGAATATAAACGGCAAAGTTACCAAAGGTGCTTGCGGTATAGGTGTTTTGTGGAGCAGCTCCGACATAGTTACCGTAAACCGTTCCCGATGAGGCACTTGAGCCGTTGCCGAATAGATACCTGTTAGAAAAGTTCGATGTTGAATTATTGAACTTTATTCCGATGTCTGCGTTGCCATCAGACCGAACAGATAGCACGAGATACAAGTCTGTAAAAGTCTGAGGAATAGAACTAAAGGTAATCGAAGCCTGCGTTGAGCCTAGTTCCTGATGTTGAATCACGGTCATCGTCATTTTATTTCAGGCTTTCTGGCTCGTAGAAGCTAAGGATTTCTTTGGCCCATGCAATTTTATCCTCTACTCTCTGTCCTGGTGGCTGCGACTTAGACCAAAGCTCTAGGTTCTCAATGCGATTATCTCTAATGTCACCGTTTATGTGGTGGACTGTTTCGTGAGATTCAAGCTTGCGATCTAGGTGTTCAGACATAACTAGGCGATGTTCCTGAATGTTCTTTGTGCCGTAGAAGCGATGATTGACTACTCGCACCGTCTTATAGGTGTCTTTTAGAGTTCCCCATTTTGGCTTGATGTTTGGATCACCCGTTGCTTTTAGCCAGCGTTGGTGAGTATCGCAAACGCCATTGGCTCTAGAAGGTCTGCGACATTCGTTGTTTAGGCAGGGTTGCTTGTATTCACGAACGGGCTTGTCAATAGTCCCCCATTCACGAAGTCGCTCATAGTGCAAGTTGCAGTAACCCCTAGACCGCTTCTTTTGCTCGCAGCCTTCCGCCTTGCAGGTTTGAATCACCTGCATTATGCGATCACCCCGTAAAGGCTAAAAGTCGAACCAATAGAGAAAGTGCCAGCAACGGGAGTCAAGCTAATTGTGTTGATTGCGTTGTTATTTGCCCAGCGGGAAGCTCTAGCACCGACCCAGCTATTGGCAATTGCGTTTTCTCTGGCTAGCACAGTCTTGTGCTTATCGGTAGCCGAGTAGTCCATAATTTGAAGAATAGCCACTTCTGGATAACCTGAGCCACCGAAGACTGCCCGAACGTGAGTCAAAGTTCCTGAGTCGCTGCCCTGAGTCGGAGCAGCATACATTTGGACATAAGGGTAGTTCGAACCGCCATCGCTGTTGAACCTAGCCTGAAACTGAAAGTTAGAGCTAGTAAACCCATTGACAACCACGATGAGGTCACGGTATCCGTTAGGGATAGAAGCAAAGATAATCTCGCTGTCGGTGCTAGTAAGAGTAAGGGTTGCAAGCGGTGTATAAGTATTAGTTGGCATTTATGCTGCTTTCAGGCCATAAAGACTGAACCGAGAGTATTGTGTAAACGCCCAGCCATCTGTCTGATTTATTTTGATAGAGCTTAGAGCCGTAGTGTCTGTAAGCAAGCCTGAAATAAGTCCAACGGTATTTGGCCCAGCGGTAAAAGACCTGACAACTCTGTTTTTCGTGGATTCGAACGGATCAAGGAAATCCATGATTGCGATACCTGGAACGCTACTTGTTCCTGTAAGACCAAACAACTGCATACCCGTAGTCGTTGAAGAATAGGCAGCCGAAGAAGCCGAACCGCCCTCGCCAATAACTCGGTGGGAGTAATAACCAGAAGTCGCACCGTTCAACTGCAAGCGATACCAAGTATCGGCATTGCTTAGGGAAACTAGGCGAAGTTGAAGGTGCTGATAAGTAGAACCATAGGCGGTGTTTAGATTCGTAAACTCCACGCTTGTCTGGTTTCCCGTTAGCACCTGCGTTTCGAGAAGGTCAAAAGAACCAGCTGCGCCACCTGCGCCAGCGGTTGCAAAGAAACCTAAACCAAAAGGCATTAGACGGTAATCTTTCCAATAACTCGGTAAGTGTTTGCGGCGGTCTTGATAACCTGCGCACCATTGTATTGCTGGTCAATCTTGAAGGTTACGGCAGTGCCGGCAGTCCCAGCGCCAGCCCAAGAAGTCACACCAGTTCCGGCAGCGATCGTGACAGTTCCCGAAGTGTCGCGGATTACGTTTAGCGAATCGCCCGTGGATAGCACGTCTGGGATAGTCACGGTTACGGCGGCGGTTCCGGTAACGATAATGGTTCCGTTGTCCAAACCTGCGACGGCGGTATAAGCCGCGCTAACTGCGGTCGCCCCAAAGACCATAGTCGCGGTGTTTACGTTTAGGGTTACGCTACCCGAAGTTCCGCCACCGGTTAGACCGGTTCCTGCGGTTACGGCGGTGATGTCGCCCGTAGCGACCGGCTCCCAGGCTGCTCCCGTGTAGACCTCTGTCGCGTTGGTGTCCTTTAGGTATGAAACCATACCCTCGGATACGGCGGTTCCTAGCGTGGTAGAACGGTCGGTAGAGTCGTCATAGACCTGGACGACCTGATCTTGCAAGTAGCCCTGAACGTCTGCCGCCGCGAGAATGTCGCCTGGGCTAAATACTTTACGGCCTAATCCAGCCATGATTCTCCTTAGAACGCTAAAGCGTATAGGTCTAGTTTACCGAACTCTGCGTCGTCTAGCACTAGTAGCGCGGTGTCGAGAGTTGCGAAACTTAGCTTTACGCTATGGGTTATTTGATTGCTTCCATGTGACACCTGGATTACTTCCGCGTAGCGGTCAATCGCTGGCGGAATACCGTTAGGTGTGAACTTGATTCTAACAACCGAGCCAATTTCCAAGTCTAGGATTTGTTGCTGTTGCGCCGTGCTTAGCTCGTCTAGCTGGACTTCCAAAGTGCGGAAGCGGTATTCGGGGTTGGCGTAGAGCGATCCTAGATAAGAAGCCAGCGCGTCTACGTCGGCTTGCGCCTGAATCAGTAGGCCCGTCTGGGTTAGGTTCAAGACACCGTATTCGGCTTGCGAAGTCGAGTCGATGGCGATAGCGGTTCCGCCCGTTGCGCCTACGACGATTTCGTTGTAGAGCGTTTCCGATCCGTATTCGATACCAAGCTGGTTATAGGTGAT